AAGAGTCAGATTTTGTTATTTCAAATTATGATATCATTAAAAATTTTCACGACACAAAGGATAAAGAAAATTCACAAATTCTTAAATCTAAATTTGATTTGGTGATTATTGACGAAGCACATTATATAAGTAATGTTCAGGCACAAAGAACTAAATTAATAAATGACATAACTGATAAAGTTAAAAAAATATGGTTGTTAACGGGGACACCAATTACTTCCCGACCAATTAATTACTATAACCTTTTAAGAATTATTGATAGTCCCGTCGCCCAAAATTGGATGGCCTATGTTATCCGTTATTGTGAAGGATATCAATTTAGTGTTGGTAAAGGAAGAAAGATTTGGAATGTTCAAGGAGCGTCAAACTTAGAAGAATTGAGAGATAGGATTTCAAAACAAGTTTTACGAAGACTGAAAACTGACGTGTTAGATTTACCCGATAAAATTATTACTCCAATTTATTTAAGACTATACTCCCGATTTTATGAAGAATTAATGGGAGAATATTATGATTGGTATAATAAACAAAATGAATCAAATTCAGTATCTGTTCAGTTTACCAAATTAACTAAAGTTAGACAAGTAATTGCTGAAGAGAAAGTTCCTCACACAATTGAGATTGTCGAAAACATTATTGAACAGGGTAAAAAAGTTATAATATTCAGTAATTTCACTGAACCATTAAGAAAAATTTACGAACATTTTGGTAAAAAAGCAGTTTATTTAGATGGTACAACAACCAAACCAGCAAGACAAAAAGCAGTTGACGATTTCCAAGAAGATGAAAAAGTTATGGTTTTTTGTGGTAATATAAAAGCAGCAGGTGTCGGGTTAACTTTAACTGCAGGAGAAGCTGTAATTATGAATGACTTGTCATTTTTACCTTCAGACCATTCACAGGCTGAAGATAGGGCTTACAGATATGGTCAAAAAAATTGTGTATCAGTGTATTACCCAATTTTTGAAAATACAATTGAAGGGATAATTTATGACATTTTAATTCGTAAGAAAAATATCTTTGAAACAGTCATGGGGGATAATATGGACAAAACCGATATGGCGTATGAAATAATGAATTCAATTAATACATTGAAAAATTAAAAAAAAGGATTATTTATATAGTATAAATTAGTCCTGTATGAAATCTATTGAAAATAAGATTCAGTTAATAGAATCTCAAATTAAAGAGGAGACTCAAAATATAAGTGAGAATTTCTTAATGACCGAAATGAAGAAAATTGGAATTGAAAAATTACCATATTCTTATTCATCTTTAAAGTCCTTTATTGACCCCGAAACAATGAATGTTCATTATAACAAACATTATAAGGGGTATGTTGACAAATTAAACGCGGCGTTAAGTAAGAAAAAATTTGGTGATTTAGATTTAGAACAAATTGTCCAATCAATAACTAAGTTTAGTAAAGATGTTAGAAACAACGCAGGTGGTGCCTACAATCACGCATTGTTTTGGAAAATGTTATCCCCAAAACCACAAAAACCAAAAAGATTAGTTTCCGCAAGAATTGATAAAGATTTTGGTGACTTTTCATTGTTTAAGAAAAAATTTAATGAGGTAGCTAAAGAAAGATTTGGTTCAGGATGGGTTTGGTTAGTTGTAACAAGTCAAAATAAATTAAAAATTGTATCAAGTCCAAATCAAGACAATCCATTAATGAACGACTTCAAAGGAGGTGGGTATCCTATTTTAGGATTGGATTTATGGGAACATGCCTATTATTTGAAATACAAAAATAAAAGAGATGAATATGTTAAAAACTTTTGGAATGTAATTAATTGGGATTTTGTTGAGCAATTATACAAAATGAAAGTTGAGACCAAGATAAATGAGTCACTTGTTAGTGAAATGTTATTAGAACAAGATGACTCTTCATTATTAGATATTCCTGTTACTGAAGGATGTAGTTCTTCAGAATTAGGGGTAATTAAATCAACAATTTTCCAACATAAGTTAACCCCACAAGAAATTAAGGGTGGTAAAAAAACTCTTAAATCAATTGTTGTTTCAAACATTAGTAATCTACTTAAAAAACAATTTCCGAACAATTGGCACAATGAGACCAGAACTCATATGAGTGGTGTGTATCGTAAATCTAAAGGAGAAACTGTCAGGTCTTTACTGAATAACTTAACGTCATCATATACCGCACTTTGTTTATTAGTCAAATATGTTAACACATATCTAACTTCGGTTGGTAAAGAGAATATTAAGTTTGGGGGAACCTACGAGGAAAATCTACTGAATTTGGAGACCTTTTTCACGGCTTTAGATTCTTTAAGACAAACAGTATTCAATCCTAACACTGAAATAAATAAAAAAATTGGGAAAATATTAACTTATTCAGACTGTATTGGAAAACGAAATGAGACCGCAGCTAAACAAATTATTGATAGAAATCTTGGTGAAAATGTCTGTAAATTAACTTCAGGATTGGGTCTTAAAAAAGATGCATTCGGAACAGATTGTACAATTGATTTAGAAGATGGAACGAAAGAAGCTCAAGTAAAACCATTTACAAGAATTATTGAAGAGGAAGGCAAAATAAAAATTTTAGGAAGTTCATCAGTTCAACTATATAAAGTTCCGTTATTTGTATTTGTAAACGTTGTTGATAAGGTTGTTTTAATTTTTAAAAATACAGGACTAGATGTGTCAAGTGGGACATACGTATTTCCATCAGGTTCCCTAATACATAGTTTTTCAACCAATGAATCTCTTGATTTAGAAGATTGTTCAAAATATAAATAATTCAATTAGATATTGATATTTATAAAATAAAAAACAATGTCTAAAATATCACAACCTGAAAGAAATAAGTTATTCACAAAAGTAAAACATTTACTTGGTGCACCTTTAAGAGGTATTGAATTGGAAGATGAACAAATGGACTCTCTTTTAGAGTTTTCTATTGATGACTATTCCCAATACATCCAAGATTGGCTAACTGAATCTCAATGGTCGTCATTATATAATTTAAATTTAGATGAACAATCTTTATCTAGAGCATTTGTTACCAGGACCTTAGATTACGAAACAAGATATACTTACGCATATTCTAAAATTGTTGGTTTACAAACTGGAGGTGATTGGGTATTAAAGAAAGATTATATTGAATTAGTTAAAGGTCAACAAATTTATGAAATACCTGCGGGAAGAGAACTCAATGAGTTACTTTGGTTTACTCCGTCAACACTTACAAATCTTTTATTTGACCCTTGGTCTTTTGGTAGTATGGGAGGACCTGGTATAGGAGGACCTGGAGGATATGCACAATTGGGTTATAGTGGGTCTTATTTCTTAATGCCGGCATTTGATATGATGTTAAGAATGCAACAAATTAACATCCAAAGGAGAATAATTGCTTCTGAACTTACATATCGTGTTACAGCGTTACCCGATGGTAAAAAAGCAGTTCATTTAATGAATACGCCTGGAGGTAAATTTGACTTTGGTAGTTCAACGTTTGCCGGTGGTAGAGTTTGGTATTGGTACTATGATGTAGGTCCTGAAGATAAAAATTCTTGTTTAAAGGCAAACCCTGACATTATTAGAACGCCTAATGATGTTCCTTATGAAGAACTTACATGGGATGATTTAAATAACCCTTCAAAACAATGGGTTAGAAGATGGTTTGTCGCATATTGTAAAGAAACTTTAGCAAGAGTACGAGGAAAATACAGTGGAAACTTGAAAACTCCAGATTCTGAATTAACTTTAGATTATACATCTTTAGCAACTGAAGCAAAAGATGAAAAAACTAAACTAATTGATGAGTTGATTGGGGCTGATGGTAGACTTACAAGATTAAAACCTGAGAAGGTAATGGAAAGAGAAGCACAAATTGCTGAAAATCTTAATAAGTCTCTTAAATTCAGAGCAGCACCTCGTCAGATTTATGTAATTTAATTTATGCCAATTATTAAAACAAGACCGATTGACCGAATAATTAATGGTCAAATTATCACAAGTTCTGAAGTATCATTAGTATCTGAACCATATTATGATTGTTCAGGTGAAAGTGTAATTATTGTTAAAAATATTAATTTTTCAAAAATCAAGTTGAATTCAACAAGGAATGACCGTATAACAATAAAAGCACTCACACGAGTACTTTTATTACCTGATTTTGGTAAAATTGATGAACAATTTGACGAAATGGAACTTGAGAATGGGGCAAGCGTTGAGCTAGTATTTGCTGTAGGTAATTGGTATATCTTGTCGTCAGATGGGTTGAAACAGTCTTAGACCATCTCTTCCCACCCTTCCTCAGCTAATTCGTAAATATACTCAGGGTTAATTCCTCGTTTTTCCCAATATATCTTTTCTTGGTCAGTTATTGTTAACAAATCTTCAATACTATCTTGGTCTGCAGGTTCAAACGGGATACCATTGATTAATTTACATTGGTCTTTAGTAAACAATCCTCTATCTTTAGGGTCAGTAACAATAAGGTTATTTCTTACTTCTTCACCAAACACAATTAACAATGGTTCAATGCGTTTATTAAATGTTACTACGGCTCTTGCTACGTTATATTCACCTGTCATATCAGGATTTGATTCTAATTCAGCAGGATTTAATCTATAACAATTAAGTTTTACATACGATTCAACCATTTCATTAGGTATTTTACCATACCCTTCCATCATATTATCCAAATCAGATTGCGACCATCCCTTCTTAGGTTGGTTAACTTTTTGGACATCCCCGTGTGATGCTTTAACACCATTATTAACATAGAATATTACATCACCCAAACTAACCGCAATACCATCTCTAATTGCAAGTTCCATATGTGCCATACGTGACATTTCATTACCTGCTTTGGTCTTTTCTTTTGAACGTTTGTTATAATCGTCAATAGATAATTTAACCTTTGCTCTTTGGGCAATCTTCATAAGTGGAATTTGTTTGTTATAAATCTTTTCTAAGTATTCATAATACCACTCAACAAAATCTTGGCCATTACCTTCTAACAACATCTTAATTCCTTTATCCAAGAAATCCTCAATATATAAAGGTAGTTTCTTACTTTTAATAGAGTTACCTGTAAGTTTAATCTTTCCGTTGTGTTCCATTGTTGCGTAGTTCTTACGAGCAATGTTCATACAGGATTTCCAAGTACCATCACAGTCAAGTCCCATAGCACCTTTCATAAACATATCGTTAAACTCAGCAACATCAGCATCATAACCTTTATATTCCTTACCTTCTTTAACCAACCAATTGTTACCCTTACCGATATAAGTTCTACCATCCACACCACCTTCAGGTAATGAGAAGTTCATACCATCCGTATCACATACAAGAGGAGTATATCCTCGTTTCATAAAGAAACGTAACATCTGACGTAAGTATTGTCTCCCTGTACAAGTAATCTGTTCACCCATATACATATCACCCCAGTGATATACTTGTGGAGCGGACAACGCACCGAACATTGAGTTAATGAAAATCTTAATTGGTAATTGCTTACGGTCATAAGATGTTGCTTGTTTTTTGTCAATATCCTGATATTCCTTAGCCAAGTTTTTATACTTGATACGAGTGTTACGGAAGTAATTTAACATTCCTTTCATCGCCCCTGTGATATCGCAGGTTGGGAATACATCGTGAACCAACTGAATTGACGGATAAAGTGACGAGAAGTCAAGTTTTAATACATCTGTTGAATACCCTACTTTTAGTAATCGTGATAAACCCCCGACAAACTCTGTCTTTTCATTTTTAGCAGGAATTGCTAATTTATGTTTGTATGACCAAGCTCTCATTTGGATTTCCCATAATGTCGCAGTTCCCATAGTGGAAACTCTTTCATATGTTGTCGGAACCAAAGACGCAAGTAGGAATGAACCTTGATTAAATTCTTCGTCAACTGTTAGAGTTTCCTCCAAGTCATCGTCAAGATATCTCTCAACCAAATCATCACCCGTTGTCTTAATATATACGTTTGTGTGTTTTGAACACGCTTCGTCAATTGTGGGGTCAATCCCCACTTTCTTATATTTACCATTTTGGATGTTCAACCAATATTCTTCTTTTTTTGCATAAAACGGACCAATGTCTGTATGGTCAATATATACACGGTCAGGGGCTTCAGCTTTAATATATTGAGTAATATACTTCAAACCCGCTGATTTAATAGACGAATTGATTGCTTGAGCTCGTCTAACAGCATGTAATGTGTCAACAACATTATAACCCCACATTGAGGTTTGGTTAAACCTCTCAACCTCGTTTGCGAGTTTTAACATTGATTCAGATTGTTTGATTGGATTCATAGCATTTAAGGTTTTAGCAACCTTTTTAATGTCCAATTTTAACGCTTTCGCTCTTTCAAATATCCAAAACCAGTCAAAGTTAAACCCGTTGTAAGATGCAATAATACTTGGTTTGAGTTCATCTATTGTGTTAAAAAATTTGATGATACCTTCTCTTTCTTGTTCTTCAGTTGAACACTCAATTACCTGACTAAAACCTTTATTGGTTTTCATCCCTATCATAAAAATACGACCATCCTTTGGTTCTAATGCGGTCGTCTCTAAGTCAAATACAAACCTCGTGATACTATTGTAATCGTCAAACCCCTTGAACAATCGTTTCTCTTTTGTAACTAAGAATTGTTCAACAGGAGGGAGGATTAGGATTAACCCTTTTGTTTTTTCTCCCCAGGGGTCAACACCCCCATCTCTAAAAAATTGAATAAGAGAACGATATCCATTCAATGATTTAACCATGAACGTCAATCCTTTTTCTAATCTTTCATTACCGTCAGTGCGCAATTTTTCAATAACAATTTTATGTTTTGTCATTGCTTCTTTTTGTAATGCCTTTGATGATTGATAAAAGTTTAATCCACGTAAGTCACCAACCCAAGCAAATGGGATGAATGTATCTTTTTTAATTTGTTTACCGTGAATTGGGTCTTCAATAATTTTCCAAACACAATCTTTGACGTAATCGTATTCTACCCCGATGATGTATTTTTCATCATCATTTCCTTGCAGGAAATTCTCAATTTCTTCGTTTGATATCATAAATTTTAAATTGGTATATTGGCTTCCAAACTATCTTGGAGTTTACCGTTTAAGCAAATTTAAGATATTAAATAAAGAATGTCAAATCAACAACAAGCCTTATCTGATATAAAACTATCCTGAATTGTAATGTAAAGTTTTTCTCTTAATGGAACTATTAGATTTCCCTGTTCATTTTTAAAGAGGAATTCACCTTCATATCTACCAGGTTTATTTGTGTCTTTAGCCGTAAACTGATAATAAACATAGTATTCAGTTGAAGCAGCCTCATTTAAAAAATTTTTAGAAACAAAACCTGCAGGTTTAGATAGGAATTTTGGTATTCCCGTATCGGCATCAATCATTGAAAATAATATGGTTGAAGTTTCTATCAAATCCATAAATTTATGATAGTCACTTCTACCATCTTTAACAATTTGCATTTTTAATAATGGTAGGGTAGCTCCTTTTTTAATGTAAAATTCCATACCAATAAATACTACGAAATTCAATTAAGATTCTTTTCTTAATTCTCTTTCATAGTGGTCAAATCTATTATGTTCCGTAGGTGTTAATAAAAGTATTCCAGGATTTAATTTACCTTCTTTAGTTAGTTGGTACATATGTGACATCCACGTCTGTTCGTGTGGGTATGCCCAAGTAGTATCCAAAAACATTTTTTTATTACCTTCACGACTAACCAATTGAGGCCAATTACAATAATATATCTCACCATCAGCATATGGTACATCCTGATAACACATAATATTATTAAATTTTGTTTTAGGAGCGTTTGGGTCTAATCCCATTTTTGGTAACTGCGAATAATTTGGCCAAAATTTTTCCCTTACAGATTGTGGAACATTATACCACGCCCATTGCGTTGTATTATCTCCATAAAACTCTGAAAAATTTAATTTAAGGAAATCAAAAGAATTCATTGACAAGATATCATTGGATTTTATAAATAAATTTTTTACCATTCTACCAAATCCGTTTTTACATTTCTCATTTTCTTTTGGGTAAAAAAACATATCGTCCTCAAAGAAATAATAGGCATCTAATTTTGTCTTATCAAAATGTTCGGCAATGTACTGTCTACCACCACAAATACCTAAATTCTCCCCTTTAGATATGTAAGTAAAATTATATTCCTCACATAATTTATCATACACAACTTTGGTAGTTTTGTCCGTAGAATTATCCAATAGATACTTTTCAGATTTGTTAATAAAGTCACTATCATATTGTATCATTGAGTCAATTAAAGTTTTGAATTGTTTCGGACTATTAAAAGTAAGGACGTATAAACCGACTTTCAAATCTTTAGACATTTTTTGTATGGGTGAAAATGTAGTAGTAGTTTCAGTTTTAACTTCAATTGAGTCATTCTTCAAATCTTCAAAAAACTTATAAATCAATCCGTTTGAATCAATTTCGGAGTACTCAATCAGTTTATTATAACGATATATCATAATAGTGAAGATTGATTCTTCAGTTCCCATTAAACCCTCGTTTAACGTTTCAATTAATAATCTATAATAGATTGAATTAACTTCATTAATAGTGTCAACATTTCCTCCAAAAAATCCCCCTCTCGCAACTTTATTAACTTTATTTTGAGAATATCTATTTATCGCGTCGTATTTGAACCCGTGTATCTCATTAACCGCATCGTAAGGAAAACAAACAAATGAAAATTTTGAGAATTTTTCAGGTAGTTTATTTAGTATTGATTCATCTGTAAAATAATCAATACTGACAGTATTAGTTATTCCCGCATCAACCCAATAAATGTTTTTAGTATTAAATTTACTTAATAATTTAGCATCATTTAATAAAAACATTTTTGACATGACCAACGGGTTGTACATTTCAAGTTTAGCTTGAGTTGAGTCCCCGAGCCATCCTGATAAACCAGTCCAATTTTTATCAGTTCTTATTTTTTGTATTTTATCAAAATAGTCGTTGGTTTTAAACCATTCCAAATCTCGGTAAATAAATTGTGTATTATAATCTTTCCTTAACTCTTTAACAATTTTCTCAAGATTTCTATCCCCATAAATTATTAAATTATGTGGAGTTTTAAGTAACTCTCTGAATTTTCTAATGTAATGTTCCTCAAATGGTCTAGCCCATCCTTCAGATAAAGAATCCCGATTTAAATCCCACAGACCTGTAACTAATGTAAGAATCTCGTTCTTTGACTTACTATTTTTTAAATCTTCTAAATTCCAAAACCCAAGTGTTTTACGATTACCTAAATTATACCCATCAACTACAACATCTTCCTCAATAATTAATTCAGGTTCAGGTAAATTAAACGGCTCACTCATTAAATTTACGGGATAAAATCTACCGTATTCTACATCACTATTTTCGTGTTTTAAATAATATTTACTGTCTAAAACATTATACCAAGTGGTTGATAATAGGTATTTACACCCTGAATTAATGATTTTTTCAACTATCTTTTTACCATCCTCAATTGGGTAATGCCCAATAATATCCCTTACTATTAATAAATCGGCTTTAGGTATTTCATCATTAAGAACATCAATTACTGAAAATTGGACTTTATTAGTTTTATATTTCTCAATATTTGAAACAATTAATTCGCCCACAATGTCCCCTCCGTGGTACGAGTCAAAAGAATCAACAATTTCTTTCATCCAATTAAAATCGCCGCAAGGTAAATCAACGACAGATTTAATTCGTTTATACTTAACTAAATTTTTAATTTTTTCTCGTATTACTTCAGTTTCCTGTAAAGTACTTCCGGGCCCTGAACGGCTCTCTCCGCCCCCAAATCCCCAAGTTTTATATATTGTGTCAAATATATTTTTATAATTTTTCATCTTATTATTTTTTATCGGTAAAAAATATGTTTATCAATTAGTCTAAAATTATCTTTTTGTAAATTACATAATAAAGCAAATGTTGATAGGTTACTTCTTGTCACTAATTTATAATCAGTTAATGACAACAAATAAGAATCTCTTAATGCATCGTAGGCGATTTTTTCAGGACTTACATCGTGTCTGTAATGAACACCACATGAGCTATCCGACATGGTTGAGTCGGTGGTAATTAATGAGTTACCAAGTTCTTTTTTAAAGAATTCAAACGAACTTAATTGGTCTGTAATTAAAAAAATTTTATCGTAATTATTTGTTTTGAATTCTCTATTAATTTCATTTAAGTATGTTATGTCAGACATTAATTGACCATGATGTCCGTGGTCGGTACCCCGTCTGTGAATACCTAAAATTTTTTGGTCACCGAAGTAATTTCTATCAAAATTTTTAAAAAATTCACCTTCAAGTAGACCGTAATTATACATTAAAAAATTACCATATGATAATGACCGATATATTTCAATTTCACTCACATCTTCATGTAATACATGATTTGCAAATATTGCATTATACCCTGTTAAATTAGTTATAACATTATTGTAATTACAGTTTTCATCATTGTGTTGATAAAAATATTTATCATATATGTTCTCATTATTTGATGAGTATAGTGAGGTTCTCCAATCAATATGAAAATCATTAAATAACTCATTCCTAACATAATAAATGTTGGATAACATAACTAAAAAATCTGAAAAAAAACCACAGTTCCTATGATGTATTCTTATTTGAGTTATAGGTCTTTTAAATCTCATATGTTACCGGCAATATCATTTATTTTCTTTAGTAAATTATTTTTATTAAAATACTCTTCTTTGATTTTTTTTAATTCAGGTAACATAACATCATAAAGGTAATCGCAATTTGTATGAATGTAATTAAGTATATCTTCAATTTTTTGATAATCGGTAATACTATCTAATAAAATGTACCCGTTGTATGACCATATTTCTTTAATATTTTTACAACCAAAATAGATTGGGATGGTATCCGTTAAAATACAATCGTAAAATTTTTCAGATATATAATTTTTTTCATTAGAGTTTTCAATACATATTGAAAATTTATAATCAACAATTCCTTCTTTTTTTTCGTTTATAAACCCTTTTAAATTTGGTTTATCCCCTTCCCATCCAAAAAAATCAATGAAATTACAATTTTCACTTAATCTATAAATTAAATTATATCTATCAATATACAAGCATTCATTTGGATATCCGTGATTATTTTTACCCAATTTAGAAACAATTGATGATATTTTTTTATTTTTTTTAAACTCCTTACTTGTTAAATTTTTAAAATTCCAAAATTCCCATCCTTCTGATTGAGGTCCTCTACCTCCATAAAACATGAGTGATGGGGTTTCAATAACTTCGCTTTCTGAATTATATTTATTTTTATCATGTCCAAAAATTTTTAAATTTTTAAACCCTAAAAAATTTTTTTGGTGATTTCCAGTCCATGTTGGTTCATGAAAAAATATTACAGCATCTTTATTTTCAATAACATCTTCAGTTATATAATTACTGAATATTATTAAGTCATAAGAATTATCATAAACAAATTCAATATTAGAAATATCCTCATCTGAGGTTTTGAATTGGTCCAAGAGTCTTTTAGTCATATTTTGGGGAGTATCCCAATTAGAACAAATTTTAATTTTTTTCATTAGACTTTAATTTTTTCCCAATTGTTATAGTTAAACCCAACTTTGAATATTTCACATTGTCTTCCCCATGTCATTTCATCCATATTAAATCCCGCCAAATGTGCCGACACACCAATCTCAAAGGCTTCCATATCAAAGGTTATAATATTATTTGGCTCTTGGGTTTCAAACCATGAACAAAAATTTTCAAAATGGTGTGCCATAACTGGTAATTTTTCATTATTTTTTATTAGTAAAATATGTTCACTGGGTAATTTAGCACCTCTCCATTTGTCATTAAATCCGTAAAACATAAATTTTTTATTAAACAGTGGGACTGGAAATGACTTTTTATCTTTTGTTGCAATATACTCTCGTTCCGATTCTTCATAGGTTGCCTGTGTTCTTAATGCGGACATATCAAAATTTATTGAGTCCAAATAAGATAGATAATTGTCAATGTCTGTAACATTAACTTTTTCAGTAAGTCCGGCGTCACAATCCAAATACAACACCCAATCATATTTTTTATTGATTTCCTTTATTGCGTAAAATTTTAATAATTGATTGAATGCCCCAACATGAGTTTTATGATAATATAATGGTTCGTGTTTAATAAAAACCCTATCAATACCACTGTACTCTTCAAAATATTCAGGGGCGTTTGTTGATACCATTATGTCGTATGGGGTTTTAGTTAAAACATCTTTAATTAACCTTTTTGCAAAGGTTGTGTATATTTCAGACCCTTTCTTAACTGTGTTAACAAAAGATATCGCAGATACTAATATGTTATTTTTAACTTTTTTTAATTCTTCTTCATAATCAAATGGAATAATTATTTCTTCAATAATTTCTTCTCTATTATCAATTTCAGATTTTGTTTTCTCAAATGACCAAGAATTATGTATAAATTTAATATTTTTTATTCCAAAAAATTCATCAACCGCTGTTTTTACGGGAGGGTGAGTATAACTATGACCTGCAATAATTCCCCCAATTTTTAATTTTGGAAACCATGATTCAATATCTAATTTAACATTGTCATAATCGTGAGCGCCATCAATATAAATAAAATCTAATGTCCCATCAGAGTACAATTTTGACGCCTCATGCGATAACATCTTTATGTCATTTATAACGTGAGAAACCGGACTAGTATTCTTTTTAAAAATTTCATATAAATTATTAAAACTACTTCTATGGATATCCTTTTGGGTTGGTGTGTATTCCCAAAAATCAACACAATCAAATTTAATTTCTTTTTCAGAGTTAATTATTTCCACCGCCATGTAACAAGAGCTCATTCCCTTCCAAGAACCAACTTCTACAAAATGACTACCTGATGGAAATTTTTTAACCATGTAACTATATACATTTTGATAGTCAAACCAAACTTCACTATCTATTGTATTATAAAAATGTTTCATATATTTTTTCTTTATTAATTTTTCATTTACAAAAACATCATCCCACTCAATTTTTTTATATAAAAAGAATCCTTTAGTTTTTAAAAAATCTTCAATTGTACTTTCTTGGTAATTGTTTTCAATTATAAAAACTTTGATAAATGTTTTATCAAAGTTTATTGACTTAACAATACTAAGCTCAGAACCTTCAGTATCTATTGAACAAAAATCAACTTCTGTTACATTATATTCATCTAATATACTTTCTAAAGTTCTAACTGGTACATTAATATTATGTATTTTACCCCCATAGTGGTCTACTTCACGTAATATCCTCTCTTTATGATTTTGATTGTACTTATCTGAAATTCCTGAAAGCATGTTTGAAAATCCTTCAATGTATGTAAAATCAGTTTCCCCATTAAAATCTGATACACATAAATTCAAATTAATTGATGTCCGATTTTTAGTAAGTTTTTCAAATTCAATAGGTAATGGTTCAATACATATTCCTTTCCAATTTCTATTTTTTTCCAAAAAATAAGTGTTTGAAATTTCAACACCTTCATTTGCACCAATATCAATAAAAAAACCGTTTTGTTTTTTTTCAAAAAATTCATCAATAAACTTATCTTGACCTAATTGTGAAATGTATTCCATTTTTTATAAATTTCCAGTTATCCTATCACACCACCCTTTAGATTTTGAGTATGGCCAAACAACCCAATACTTTGGTTGGTCAGCAGTTTGGAATTCTCTCCATACTTTACAATACCCATCTGGGTCCATTTTCATTCTGTTAATTTCATTGATGTCGGCATCTTTACGGAAAATGGTTTCATTATTTTCATTATGGAATGCAACCACCCAAAAGTCATAATCAGTTTCAGGTACTTGTGAAAATCCAACATCAATACAATGTTTAAACACTCTACTAAAACTGTTTTCCCACTCTTCTTCAGTTTCATAATTATACGGATTTGGTGGGTCTTGTTTATTGATTGTGTATTGTTGAATTGCTCTCTTACCGAAACTAATACCTGCATATTTTTCATAGTCCTTTAAGGTTCTTTCAGTTCCAAAACCAAAAGTTCCAAATTCTTCAGGATTATAAATTTCACCATCCATTGAGAATAATTGTCTATTTCTTTTATGTGACTTGGTATTTTTTTCTACCCATGCTTTATCATCATCCCATTGTTTTGTTCTACCCTTTCTTGTGTATTCGTGCCAACAAACAATTTTATGAGGGTGGAATAAATCATATCCGTGAGTATACGCTCTAACCGCAATTGAAATCTCTTCCCCGTGAAAATAGTATAATGGGTCATGTTGGACTTCTTTTGCGAACTCACCTAACGTGAAACAAAAATGTGCGGAATAAAATCTTGCATTAACAGGTCTTTTTACATTTCTATGACCAGGTATTACCTCAGGTAAAAAGAAGATTGCTCCTTCAGGAATAAACCTATCAAACACCATTCTCCAAGGTTCTTTAACACGAGATGATGGGTCGTTATCAGGGTCAAATGATGGAACATATCCCGTTAATAAAGGTTTTTCATGACCTTTAGCCTGTAAGTCGGTAATCATATTAATACACATCTCATCCCAATTCTTTTCAAATCTCATATGAGAATCAATTTGAAGTGTATATTCTTCTTTTTTATAAAGTTGTTGGATTAAGTTTCTCGCCCAACAAGCTCCTTGAGATTCATTGTGGGGTATGTCTAAAATTCTGAATCGTCTATCTTTTTTATATTCTGACAAATCATCAAACTTATCGTCGGGATGAAATTGTCTAGCAATACCGAATCTTAGATTCTTTGGGTTTTTGGCGTTTTCAATAGCAGATTTAATTGTTGGAATAAGTTGCGGGTCACGATATGACGCAATCTGTATAAAAATTTTCATAACTATAGTTTTTTAAAAACTTAAACTAAAGTAGTAAAATATAAATATTATTTTTTAATTATTACATTGGGGACATGCTTCAGAAATTGTCCCATTAACTGATTGTATTTGAGTTTGGTCAACATTAAATGTTGAGTATCCAGGAACTATAATTTCCATTGTTACGTCAATAAACATACAACATCCGTCAATTGTTAACAAGATAGGTAATGTAATAGGTTCTGTTGTTATAAAATTAAACATATAACCACCCGTGCTTTGAGATAAAAATTGACTACATTCTGTTGGAGTGCAGACCTCACAACTTCTAGCACTGGTGAAATAAGTGAAGGTTGGTGGTTCTGTCGTAGTTGTTGTTGTGGGCTCAATTATGAGTTCACAATTTTGGTTTTTATCCAAGAAAAAAAGGTCATAAGTCCCTAAATAATAGTCCGATTCAAAACTATATGGTATTAAATGATTTCCTAAGTTAACAGAAGTTCCCCCGCTTAAAGGATGGAAAGTAATATTTGCAACATCACCTGAAAAATTTTGACTCTTTAATGTAATTATCGTTCCCATATTATTATATATTTTATTTGGTAGTTATAATTCCGGTAGCAACATAAATTGACCCACCAACTATACTTATAACCCCACTATCTAAAGTTTCAGGGATTCTTCCAGAAGTTTCATCATATATTAAACTACCGTCTTCATCAAGTTGGGATGTTGCTGAAACCCCATCATTAATTGTTAAAATAATTCTAATGCCATTTTTATCCGAAACTTTAAATGAACCTGCACCACTACGGTTTGTATTAACGACTGTAGAACCATTCAGCAAGATTACATATGTATTTAATTCAGAACCTGTTTGGTCGTCAAATGACCAAGTAAAGTTATCACTTATAGGTATTTCACTTGCTGATGGGGTAGGTGTAGGTGTACTAGTTTCAGTAACTGATGGGGTAGGTGTAGGAGTGGGCGTACTAGTTTCAGTAACTGATGGGGTAGGTGTAGGAGTGGGCGTACTAGTTTCAGTAACTGATGGGGTAGGTGTAGGAGTGGGCGTACTAGTTTCAGTAACTGATGGGGTAGGTGTAGGTGTACTAGTTTCAGTAACTGATGGGGTAGGTGTAGGTGTACTAGTTTCAGTAACTGATGGAGTAGGTGTAGGAGTACTAGTTTCAGTAACTGATGGAGTAGGTGTGGGTGTACTAGTTTCAGTAACTGATGGTGTAGGAGTAGGAGTGCTAGTTTCAGTAACTGATGGTGTAGGAGTAGGAGTGCTAGTTTCAGTAACTGATGGTGTAGGAGTTAAGGTTACTTGGGGAGTAAAAACGGTATCTGAAGAAAATATAAACCCAATATTAATATCTAATGGATTAAACAATAAATTAGTAAATTCTGACGTATCGTTTAAATTGTTATAATCATAATCAAGATTTATTAACGTAGTTCCTGTAAGGTTTCCTTTATAAATTGTGACAGATGAATTTATTATAATATCATCCCCAATTAACACCCCCAATCTTTGGGTGAATGAAACTTCTAAATCATACTCTAATTCATTATTTGAAGTTAAATTGTATTCAACGATAACAGAACCTGGACTAACCACTGAGGTTAACTCAACTTCAGTATTTTGTGGGACAAAATTTAATTCATAATCAATATCACAAACAATCGGTTCTAATGTCGTAGTGGTTGTTACAGGTATTGTTGTAGTAGTTGTGATTGGAATAGTGGTTGTAGTTGTGGTTGGTAAAACACTTATGGAACATGTTTTATAGAATCTGACATAATATAAAACATACTCACCATACACCGAAAATCCAGGTGATATTGAATCTCCATAGAATGTAAAAGGAACAACCTGTTCTCCTAAATCATAAACTCCCCCCTCTAAGGCATTAAATGTCACTAATGCAGTCTGACCACTATAGTTACTATCGGATATTTCTACGTATTGTGACATTTATTAAAATCTATTTTCCGTGGCCAAACAAATTTCACCACCCATTTTTATTAAAGTGTTCATATCGTTAAAAGATATGTATGCTGAACCATTAGCCCCCCATCTTCTTCCCCAACTGTTCTTAATTCTAAATAGTTTCTTATTTACATCTACGCCATTAATAACATATGCGTGACCCCCAACTATCGGACCTCCAATTCTAATCAAACCATTTCTATCAGGATAAAACATTCTTAAATACCAATAAGTCCCAACAACAACAGGTCCTACATTTAGTACCGTATTAATCAAAGTATTAACATCATACGCCCAATAGTAGTTACCAATTTTTTTATTTTTTTGTAAATATTTTGCAGCCCCTCTAACAGATGTCCCATCATAGTTTTCACCAATCCACTCATCAAGTTTCTGAGCCTCTTTATATATTAAAGTTGGGTGTATTATTGGAGCAATACCTCCATGAGTTACAGGACCATCCTCAATCCAATGAGCCCAAGCGTAACCCACACATTGTGGTGTGTTTCCTTGGTTTCCCCACCATTCATTATCTGCCCAATATTTTGATGTTATTTTTTTTGGGGATACTATTATCTTATCTTTTATTAAAAAATTTCTATCTCTAATATCTACTGATACTTGTCTACCTAACAATAAGGTACTAACAATTGGTTGGATATCCTTAACTTGTTGGTAACCATATATCATATATCCTGTTAGATTAATACCTTCTTTACCTATAAATGATGAAGATTCAAAAGAAGATAGAACATTGTAGTATGCAGAATCAAATGTGTTATTTACGAAATATGATTTCATAAATTCATCCTTACCATTAAATAAAACCACAATATCCATAACTTTGGAATTTGCAGTTGATGCGGTTCCAATCATTGACAATCTATCAACCAAATCTAAAAATCCAGCGTCTGTTGTTCCTGTGAAATCATCTGTAGTTAAGTAACAATCAATTAAAATCCTTGTAGTATTCATCACCAAGTTCTCAACAATTTCAATTGGTGATACCTTTTGATTTAATGGAGGGGTTGGGGGTAAATTTTTACCATCTCTTAATAGCCCCATATAAAAATCAGTTGGGATGTTGTTTGTTTGTCCGTATGAATAAATTAATTCATTCTCAGATTTCCAATCATCTGATGTTCCGTTATCCCATCTTATTTGTAAATTAGGACCTGGGTTAATGTATGGTGCATCACCATTATAATTCCAAAACTCATTTTCAAAATTTAATATATCAAATTTTTGTAAGTCATTATCACACTCATTATTATAAGTAACTCTTGAATTACTCACATTACCGATTAATCTGTTACTACTTCCACCAATACCCGCAATCTTATCAACACCATAAGTTCTAATTGTAGTATTAAATAACTTCATGTTGGTCTTACCTTGGTTTGTGGATAGTATTGATGATAGGTCATAACAATAAACCTCATTTATTCCCCATCCTGATACCCAATTAAACAATAAATTTTCTTCAATAGAATTACCAACAATAGTGTTTAAATCATTTAAATATAATCCCCTAATTAACTCTTGAGGAGGTTCTATTGTTGTTGTAGTAGTAGTTGTGTCAGATATGACTAATTCACAAGTTTGATTTTGTTCTGTGAAATTTAAAATATATGTACCTGTATAATAATCTGTAATATAAACATAAGGGATTGTTTGTGTACCAATGTCAATACTACCACCCGTTAATGGGTAGAATGTGATATTAGCAACATCACCTGAAAAATTATCACTTTTTAAAATTACTACTGACGGCATTTAAAAATAAATATCCAAACAAATGATTTATACCTTTTGGAAATACTTATATATTCTTTGACTTAATCTAACTCTTGGGTCGTTTTCATCTCTACCTAAATTCTCATAAGGTAAAATAAACCCAAAACTTAAAAATACTCGTCGTGATTTAAATTCATTTGTCCAGTGTTTATATAATGAGGCTTCAAAACAATATAAATCAGTCTCAGAAATATTAAGTGTGTCTTCACCTATAAAAATTTGATAATCTTCCGACAAAACACTAATGTTACATTTATAATTAATATATCCGTCTATTGATGCGTCATAATGGGGTGTTATCTTACCCCCCGAGTTCATATCAACAACTTGTAAAAATATATTGTCCTTCGGAATATTAATAGTATGTGATATTCTGTCAATTATCCTATTAATAAAGTCAGGAACTTCTATTTTTAGAACCTGACTAACTGATTGAAAATTTGTAATATAGTTTGTGAGACTATTGTTTGAAATATCTATAATAGTAGATTTACCATTTAAATCTTTTGTAATTTCAGATAAATGATGATTTGGTTTTCCTTTATTTGATACTAGTAGATTTACCCAATCTAAAATTTTTATAACTTCTTCTTTAGTTATAAAATTTCGTATCACCTTATGATTTTCAATCCCCATTTGTTAAGAAATTCTTTTGGTCCAATTTCTAACTCCATTATAGATAAATTTTTTTTATTGTAAATCTTCATCATTTGTTCCTCAGACCCTGCCATTGTACAAAACCAATGTGTTGCTGGTTTATCTCCTGTTGGGGAGCAGGGTATTTTCATTACATTTTTATTTATCCAAGCTTCTCTAACTTGTTCTACCTTATCATTCTCTGTTAAAATATTTATTCTCATAATATTATTTAATTGTTTTAAATTAATTATTAGTCCTTAATGACTATTTCTATTGGTGTATAAAATAATGAATCTAAAACATTAGTAAAATCAGTCACTCCTTTATTATATAATACAATAAAACTATCAGGATTATTAATATTTGCTAATGAAACAAAAGGAATTATAAATTCGTCAATAGGTTCTATATATTTTGATTGTGTATTTACAATTGTATTATTTCTTGGGAATGTGTCTACAGATATTGGGTTAGTTCCCCCAGTATAGTAATCTCCAGGAGAAACCTTCCCCCAATTAATTTCAAACCCCAAAGTATTTTCCTGAACTGAAACACAAAGATTACCTGACGAAGTAATTTCTGAGAAATCTTCCCAATAACTTGGGGTCTCCCCCGTGGCAATAAACACACATCCAGTTTGATTTATTACACCACTTTGTACGTCGGCAATATTACTAAAATCATCATTTGAAACATAGTCTGTAATTGTATAAGTTTCACCTATAATAAATTTTCCATATAAATTATTTATGGTATTTGTAACTATGATAGGTGTTTGAGTTAATAATGCTTTATAAGTTCTATTATTTGTAATCCCTGTTACGGTCATATTACCATTAATTGTAAGGTTACCAACTATAGTTTGACCTGATAAATTATCTATTATGTATTTTGTTGCCATTTTTATGCTGTTATGTTTGTTATGTTTAGTACGTCACTTGAGTCGTAATATGATAGTCTTTGTCCACCACCTGACCCTGTAAAGATTTCGCAATTATAAAATCCGTATACGTGAGTTGATTCTGAAAAATCAATAGAGATAACACTATTACATATTCTGTTCATTTGGAAATAATCTACAATAGTATTATTAGTAAAATTATCTCCAATAGTATTATCGTAAAAATATTCTCCGATGTCATTACTATTGAAATTATTACCAATCACATTTCCTCTGTATGTACCTCCACCGAAACCAAAACCATCTTGGACATCATTACTAGAAAAACTAGTCCCTATTGTGTTATATGAAAATGAACCGTAACAATTATTAGATTCAAAATAATCTCCGATATTGTTACTGATTGTTTGTCCACTCATATTATTTGCAAAAAAACTATAACCGACATTGTTATAACCAAATTCGGCAAATGTTTGGTTTGCTTTAAAATTTGTTTTAATGTAATTACTCCAAAAGTCTCCCTGTACATTATTACCTTTGAAGGTATTCATAATTTGATTGTTTTCAAAGGTTATAGTGTTACCAGAATCTCCGATTGTATTTCCTTCAAACCCATTTAAGACACTATTTTTCCTGAAGACCGAATACAGACTATTATTATAAAAATCATTTAAAATGTCGTTACTTACAAAATCATTTTTAATTGTGTTATTATAAAAATCATTACCAATTCTATTTCCTGTAAAATCATAATTCCCGGAATCTAATAAGGTTGAGATAGTATTATTATTGAAAATTTGACCGATTTCATTTTCGTAAAACTGAGAATATATAGTATTATTATTATAACCATTACCAATTAAATTACGATTATAAGTTGAATAACTTTCGTTATTATTATACCCATTACCAATATCATTATTATAAAACTCGTTGTAGATTTTATTATTATTAAATTGGTTACCTATTTCATTATTTTGGAAATCACCATTAGTCCAAACATTACTATTAAACTCATTTCCAATATTATTTCTATAGAAAGAACCACCAATTAGAATATTACTATTAAAATTACTACCGATTCTGTTATTATTAAAATTGGATGTGATATAATTGTTATTAAAATAATCCCCAATTATATTCCCATCAAAATCATCATTTGTTGAGTTGTTATAAAAACTATCACCTATTTGATTACTATCGCAATCATCATTAAATGTGTTATTATATGAATCATTACCAATTGTATTATTTATAAATGAACCACTAATAAAAACATTGTTTGCTAAGATAAATGGGTTTTCATTCCAAGAATATAAATTTGCATAGTTACCAACATAGTTGTTAATTGATGTAGCATCACCAAATGTTGTATATTCAAAAACTTCATTAACTCTTACATTAGGTTTACGATAGCTGATTATACCATCATCAATTACTAAATAGTAAGGTGAGTTACTAGTGTTACTTATTGAGACACCTGATATAATTGCTATAGAATTACTCTCAACAGAAATAACCTCAAAAATTGATGGGAATATATTTGTCACTGCAACAAGTGACCCTGTTGAAAAATTTGAATTAAACGTTGTACCTGTATTACCATATAAAACAGCCGTAGTTCCTGTTATACCACTTATACCAACAAGTCCACTTAATGGTTGACTTTCATTATATGAATACCCATTATACCTTTTAAATAATATATTTCTGTGGTCATAATCGGTTCTATTATTAAAGTCATCAATTCTTTCAGTGATTCTACCCTTTGCAGGATTACTCGTCATTTCAGTTTGAGTGAATGTTATATCATATGAAATATCATCAAATGGATATTCTAATGAATACGCTTTAGGTGATAGAGAGTTAATACTTGTGGCTAAAACAACTATTGGTTCTGTACTACCTGTTTTATAGTTATCACCTATTATTGCAGTACCACTTTGGTTAAAATCAGGTTGGTCATAACAAGTTTGGAAATCGGTCATTAAATAAAATTGACCAGGTGTTAAAGTTTCACCTGTAAACAATGAATATAATTCACTATAAGTGATTTCAGTATAAGTTGTAATACCTGATAAGAAATTTTCTCTTGTTATTTTAAAAGTTTCAGTTTGCCCTGAATTATTCAATATTAGCCAAGAATTATCCGTTGACCCTGTGAATTCAGGAAGTTGAGATATTTTAATGTTTGCCATTTTTTAGTTTTTATATAAATACTTTTATTTTTTAATTTAACAAGGTCCTGTGAATGTTAATGGGAATTGACAATCAAACGCAACCCCACCACCTGCACCTGTAAATACATAAGTATATGTACCATCCGATGAAACAATTCCTACAAAACTAGTTGACCCATTATTATCTGTTATAATATCATTTACTTGTATTTGTAAAGTTTCTGAAGTTTGTGTTAGTATAAGTTGATTTGTATTAATAGTTGTACCGCCATTCCATAAGGTTGGAATCACAATATTACGTTGACAATTTGGTGTTAAAGTTAGTGTTGGTGTGGGGGATGGTGTTGGAGTTGGTGAACTTGGTGGTGCTGATGGCCAAGATTTTACGTTTGTTAGTAGAACTTGTATTTTTGCGGTCTGCGATGATGATACCGTTTCAAACCAAGAAACTCCATTGTTTGTTGTTGTCCACCCAAAGGTGTCAGGAACCGCATTTGGGTAAGCGGGTGATAAGAAATTTAAAACTGGATATAAGTTAGTTGACGCTGGAGCGGCTTCAACACCACTAGGTCTTTTTCTAACGTAGAACATAGTCATACCACCAATAACATTTGGTGAATTTCCCATATAAGTTGGGGTACCGGTATGATAACTCGTTGTATAACCAAGTTGAACCTGTCCATTTTGATTCCAAGACTCCGCAACAAATCCTACAACATAATAACCTGTAGGTATCGTAAGAGGGGTGCTAGCATCAATTGTTCCAAAAGTTGTAGTATCATATCCAGTTGCAACAGCTCTCGTGTTTACTTGTTCATCAGTATTACCAATTTTAACTACACCATCGACATTACCAAAAATATTATTATATTCTTGTTGTGTAATAATAACCCAATCATTATCTGTGGCATTTTGATAACTCACTAAACTTGTTGTTAGTTGTCCCTCTAAAGCGTCATAATTTGGGTCAACATCGTATGATGGGGCTAAATTGGCCCCCGATGTTAATGAGATGGCAACAGTTGTACTTTGACCTGTTGATGAGAATGAACCTCCATAAATGTTCCATCCTACAAACATATATCCAGGAATTGGAACTGATTCTATATTATAAAAAGTGTTAAGATAAACATTAACAGTTGTTTCAGCAGTGTAAGTTATCCCATCAAATATAATTGCCTGACCACCACTTAAAGGTTGTATATACAACGTTAAAGGATACATTGGCATTTCAGATGCACTTGGGGTAATTGTCGGTGTAATTGATGGGGTTGGTGTTGGTGTTACTGATGATGTTGGAGTAATTGTTGGAGTAATTGTCGGAGTTGGGGTCGGTGTTACTGTTGATGTTGGAGTAATTGTCGGACTTGGGATAGGTAAACAAGGATTACGTTCCGATGTTAATATATAATTTTCTTCTGTGGTTAAATAATCATCAAATTCAGTTTGAATTAATACAACACAAGGGTCACATAAATCAATTTCTGTAACTATATATCTTCCATCTTCAGCGACAATGAAATCGTCTCCTTCAGTTGTAAGGTATTGATTACAAGGATTAAGATTGAATATTGTTTCAGATGAAAATCCAATGACTAAATCTACCCAATATGGTGTCCATACTAAGTTAATAATCTCAGATGTATCATCTAATATGTTATAATCCCCATCAATTATTGTCGTAGTTTCCGCACTAAATGAACCTCTTGGTATTATGATAGTGTTATCAATATTAATACTATCACCACTAATCGTACCTAAAACTTGAGTAAATGAAATTGATAAATCAAAATCTAAAACATTATTTAATTGTAAGTTATAGGCCGCCTCAATTGACCCAGGATACATATTAACAATTAATGTTAATTCGGTACCAGATGGAACATTAAATAAGTCATAATTAATATCACAAGGAATACTTGTAGTTGTTGTTGTGGTTGTGGGTATTGTTGTAGTAGTTGTGGTGTATTCATATACGATTGCACTTAAATCACATTCAGGGACAAATACATCACAATTTGGACAATCCCAATCAAATAAATTATATCTTGTTTTATTTAATAGATAATTGTGTTTAACCTCATCTGCAGTCATTGGTTTAATGTAATAATTAAACTGAGATATACCACCGTCAAAAGTTCCTGCAAAATATTTCTCTAAAACTATATTTGTATTTAATCCCGATAAACTTGTTCCACTTAAAACACTATCAGGAAACAACTCAGGGTCTTGTTGGTAAATGTTACCGTAAAATGTTGTGGTAGTTGTTGTTACAACCGAATTAGTAAATAAAGTAGTGGTTGTGGTTGTGACCGAACTAACAGGACAATCTTTAAATGTTAAGTTTTCTCTTAACCCTTGTGTACCTCCACCCCATGACAAGTTAAACGGAACTCCAATTTGTTTTTCTCTTTCCGTATTTAATGCTCTTGGGATAACTTCTTCAAAGTTTTCAAAAGTATGAAACCTTCTACCATTCACATATATTTTTAATCTACCTAAACGATAATCTTTTTGTTGTAACCATTTATTATTTAATTCAACAACTTCTCTTCCATATGGGGTGTCAATTGTTGTTGCGGTATATGTTGTAGTTGTTGACGTATAAGTTACAACATTAAAATGAGTAAATGGGGGTTGAATTAATGTGACTGATTGATTATATGTTGATGCCGTTAATTCAAAGTTAGTAATGACTCCTAATCCACCATACCACCAAAGATGACACTCATCCATGTCTCTATATCTTTCAAATACAACGTCAACCTGAACCCAATGTTCAAATTTAACGTAATCAGTATTTTCACAAAAATAATGTATCCCCTTTGGTGTACAATATTCTTGAACAGTACATCCCGATGTATAAGTCTTTGCACTTGTACATTGGTCAATAGTACATTCATCGGTTAATCTTAAAACTCTAACACATATTCTTGGGTTACCTGGGTCACCACTAAATTTAACTGCGAAATTATTAGAACATGAATCTCCACTCGGATTTAATTCAGGAGCAGTTATTTGCGTGGTACCACATGGTGTAGTTTCAGTTATATAATTTTGAGGTGGATAAACAGGTAAACAATTTGACAGTGTGTTACCACTATTTGAACAACCGCAAGTTAAAAGACAAGTTGTTTCTCCAGTTGAGCCACTTGTGGTCCCTGTTGTTCCCGTAGATACTAAACTTTCGGTAACTCTTGTATATGCAGTAAATCCTGATGGTGAGCCTGACGCATAATGATAAAATTTATTCTCAGCTCTAGCTCCCATATAAAAGAAAATCCCCGCATTATCGGGATATACTTCATTAAGTGTTGTATCACCTGAGGATGGAAAATAATCATCCCATATCCTCGGTCTTAATAAAAATTCTGCAGACCACCCGTGATGAGGTCTATCAGGAAGTATTTCATAATCATACCCATATAGTTTATAAAACCCTTGATAAAACCCTCCGTATAATTCGTGATAAACCCCAACATCTTTTTGATATGAAACAATAGAATAGTTATCGTTTTTTGGTATCCCCGAAAATCTTATATTAGGTGGTTGTGTATATCCTGTAACCTGAAAGAATTTCATTCTTCGGTCAAAAGATAACCTATCAAATTTTGTAAAGTCATTAATACCCTTTGTAATATATGCAGTTTCACCTGTCATATTCTTAACAAGTCCATTGTCAATACCTGTTAATCCAACATCACAAAGAGCACTAAAACCTGAAAAACAAGATAAATCTAAATTATCAGGGTTATAATAATTTGATGAAACTATAATATTGAATGGGTTGTAGTTATCATACTCAAGTACAAATAACTCACTATTATCAGGGTTGTTTAAATCAATTTTGACGGGCAAAACGTTACCATCAGTGTTTCCAATGATATAAGGTGAAAAAATCACTTCTTCTTTATAATCCCGTTCATCTGATGCCAAACAGAAATCCATTATATCAGACCTGTTCAACATATACCATTTTGGAAAGTTATATTGATTAATATTTTGGTAAGCCATATTTCTTATGATAAATACATTAAAATGAAGTATTTATTGACAAACCATTTATCAAAATGAAATTAAATAAAGAATACTTCCAATCACCATATTACTTTTTCTTGAAGGAGGATAAGGATGGGGGGACTTTGTATTATTCTATGTCAGAAACAATTGTTGAATCTAGAGTAAAAAAAGAAAAAATTAAAGTAGATAAAAGTGATTTAGAGGTCGCCAAAAAAGTTATTTCAAAAATTTTAAAAGATAAGTCACTTAAAAATTTGTCTCAACTTAAAAAAATATTAGGAATAACTTTAGGTCAAAAAAGTGAAAAAGAAGATGGTGAGATATCTGAGCTAGTTGACGCATCAGGAGCATTAAAATCGTCAAGAATACCACCTATTAACCATACTTTAACTCAATCAAGGACTATGGACCAAATCATTCTTAATAGAATGACTAATAACCCTGTAACCAGAGGTTATAGAAGATATTATGGTGAAAGTGTTGATAGTGATGTTCCCTTAAATGAAACTGATTTTTCAGACGCATTTGGGTATGAGGAGACAAAAAATATGGATGGTAAAAAAACATTCAATTATTTTGTGGACAAACTTGAAATGGACCCAATAGAAGCAATTGAAAGAACAAAACAATTTGGTAAGGACCCGACAGGTAAAAAAACAAAAAAAGCACCAAAGAAGATTAGAAAACAAAAAGGTTTTATTGATAGGATGACTTTAGCGGAAATGGAAAAAGAAAACGCCATTAAGATGATTGAAGATATGATATCTAATAAGAAAAATAGTGATGGTGAGATTGTTGAGAAGGGAGACCCAATAAAAAAATTGTTACAGAAGAACATTCAGTCATTAAAAAATATGGCAGAAAAGAATGGAATTTCTGTTGCGGAGTTATTAAAAATGTTTAAAAGTGAATAACACATTATACGGAAATACAATATCTTTACCGTTTGACATTGTGAAGTCATTGAAATCCGCATATGAAAAACACAAATCCTCATCAAACAATAACCAAGAAGGTTTGACTAGAAACGAAGGGTTAATTGATAAGGGAACCGCAACTTATCAACAATTAGGAAGAATTAAAAATTGGTTTGACACTTACTCAGGTCCCAAAACAACCAAAGAGTACGAATTAAATGGTGGGGACAAAATGAAAGATTGGGTAAATGATACTTTAGAAAGAATGAGAAGTGGAGATAGAACTAGCAAAGAATTCAGAAAAGAATATTTAACAGATAAAGAGACAACTAAAGATTTTAAAACCAATATATCAAACGATAATAGACCATCCCAATCACATAAAACAGGTTTGGGTAAATATGGAATAGATTTAACCGAAGATATACAAAGAATAAACGACATAATATCAAAAATTTAAAATTATGCCACAACCAATAATTCCTCAAGATTATTCTCAACCATTAAATGACTTAGGTCAAATTGGTGTTGAGCAAAGAAAACAATTAACAGTAGTTAATACGTTAAAAAAGGACGCTAACGAATATTCCAGTACAAACCCTGACGCATTGGCCGATGGTGATGAAATGGGAAGAGGGACGGGCGGATTTTTGGACGTATATAATTTGGGAGCAGGAACATTTACTGACATCAAAGAAAGACAAATTGAAACAGCGGTGAATGAATTTAAACCTAACAACCCATACACAACACCAACCGTATAATGAAACTCACATCAACACTTAAAAGTTTAATAACTGAAGCTGCCGCTTTGGACCAAGTTGTTGATGCTGTTAAAAAAAGAAAAAAAATCATCATATATTACGATGGGGACGAACCAGGTGGTAAAGGATTAAGAGAGATTGAACCCGTTTGTATTGGTAGAACTAAAAAAAGAAAAAACTTGGTAGTTAGAGCTTGGGATTCTGAAGGGGCGTCTCATAGAGGATTTTTAGGTACAAGACCTATGCCAGGTTGGAGATTATTTAGATTAGATAAAATCTTAACATTTAAAGAGACGGGAGAAAACTTTGACCAACCAAGACCTAATTTTAATTTTAATGGTGACAAAAGTTTAGATGATATTATTATTATTGCTCAATTTGACAATAATCCCGAAGAACAAAATTTAGCTTAATATGAGTAACAGTTTAATGGAAAAATTAATGATTTCTAAAGCAATTATGCAGAAGTCAGACACGATAAAAAGAGGAAATGTATCAGAGTCGTCTTATGATACTCCAAGAGCAATAAACGCACCACAGCTAGAAACATTTCAACCTGTTGCGGGTAACTACAATATTCCTCAAGAATTTATACAAGAATCTCAAGTAACTAAGGCTCCACAGGTTGCCACTCAAGACAGAATTGTTAACTCAAAATTACCTGATGAAATTAAAAGATTAATGATTGAAAATCCAATAGAACAACCGACATCTATGTATGGTTCTTCAGTAATAAGTGAGGAAATGGTTGAGAGAGCTGCAAAATTAATGGGAACTGAAAGACCTAAACAAGAACAAAGAAGAGTTGTTTCTGAGTCAACATCAAATGGGGATTTAAAACAAATGTTAAGAGAAGTTGTTGAAGAGGTTTTAAGAGAAAACGGAGTTATTGCTGAGTCAAGCCAAAAGGCAAATGAAACAATGACCTTTAAAGTTGGTGAACATATTTTTGAAGGTAAGATTACAAAAATCAAAAAAGTTAGAAAACAATAATCGGTATTGATAGTATCCATTTCTGTTATTATATTTTGAAAAAAATATATAATGGCAGACAAAATTAATGTTTTAGTATTACCAAGTGACAAAACAGGTGTTGGTAAATTCAGGTCAGTTGACCCTCACATAGTTCTACAAAGATTATACCCTGACGATTTTCACGTAGATATTCTTTATGATTTTAATGCAAATGATATTAACTTTTGGAAAAAATATCAGATAGTTCATTTCCATCGTAGTATTGGTCAAAATTATGAGCAGGCAGTCAATTTAATTAAAGGACTTAAAAGTTTAGGTATAGTTACAATTATGGACTTGGATGATTATTGGTTACCAACCAAAGAACATCCGATTCACTCATTAATTGTTCAGAATAAAATTAATGAAAAAATTGTTAACAATCTAAAAGTTGCCGACTACGTGATGACAACAACCGAAATGTTTGCAAATGAGATTCGCAAAATTAACAAAAACGTTGTCGTAGTTCCCAATTCAATTGACCCTAGTGAACCTCAGTTTCAGTATGAAAAAACTGAAAGTGATTTATTAAGAATTGGTTGGTTAGGAGGTTCGTCACATTTGCACGATTTAATGTTATTAGAAGGTTCTTTCAACAAATTACGTGGTGATAGACATAAGTTCCAAACATATTTGGCGGGATTTGATACTCGTGGTGCGGTTACAGAAATTAATCGTGATACTGGAGAACAGACACAAAGAGCAATTAAACCTCACGAAACTGTATGGTATCAATATGAAAAAATTATGACTGATAACTATTACGGACTTGACCAAAATTATGTTGACTTTTTGATGAAGTTTAAAGAAGAACCATACCCAAATATGGATAATCAACAATACGTTAGAGTTTGGACAAGACCTGTTAATACGTACGCAGCGAATTATAAAAGATTTGATGTGTCATTAGCACCAATCAAAAATCACATTTTTAATCGTGTTAAATCACAATTGAAAGTTATTGAAGCGGGGTTCCATAAAAAAGCATTAATCGCATCAAACATAGGTCCTTACACTATTGATTTAAAACATTGTTTGGATAAGGGTAATTTTGTGTCAGGAGGAAATGCGTTTTTAGTTGATGAAAACAAAAACCATTCGGATTGGTCAAAGTACATAAAAAAATTAATTGACAATCCTAACTTGGTTACTGATTTAGGTGAATCACTTTACGAAACAGTTAAAGACAAATACCATATTAATACAACAACAAAATTCAGAAGTGAATTCTACAAATCTTTAGTAAAATGATAACAACCGCATTAGACCATATTTTATTTATTGACATTGAAACGGTGGGAGTTTCAAGTACATATGACCAATTTTGTATTGATTACTCTGAACTTTGTTTTCAGTATAAGAACTATTACGATTGGTTTCAGAAAAGATTTGCAGAAGACGCTCATTTAGATTTGGGAGAAATGTTTAATAAACGTTCCGCATTGGTCCCTGAGTTTGCAAAAATAATTTGCGTATCAGTTGCCTTTGTTGACCCAAAAGGGGAGTTAAGAAAACAAACTTTCTTCAATTCTGATGAAAAAATTCTTCTAAAAGAAGTTAATAGTTTGTTGGATAAGGTTAACAAATTAAATTTTATTCTTTGTGGACATAACTTAAAGAATTTTGATATCCCTATGTTAGCAAAACGAATGATTATCAATGGAATTCGTCCGTCTCAGATGTTACCATCTCATGATACTAAGCCTTGGGAAATTAAAGCCGTTGATACCAAAGAGTTTTGGCAGTATGGACAGTTCGGAGCAATTTCATCTTTGGAATTAATGTGTGTTAGTTTAGGAGTTCCTTCATCAAAGACTATGGAAGTAACTGGAGATTCAGTTCACAAATCATATTGGTTTGATGAGAAGTATGACCAAATTAAAGAGTATTGTGAAAAAGATGTTGAGTGTTTGGTTGAAGTAATAAAAAAAATTAAAAGTTTATAATATGAGTGAGAAACATTACAATTTAAAAGATTATCAAAAATATTTTAATGATGACCCTAAAGAAAATTATAAAAATGCAATGAAGTCTCTTGCTGGTCAAATTAAAGAAATTCAAGAAAATTTTGACATGTCAAATTACGCACCTAAGAAAAGGTTAGAATATAAAATTCTTAGTCCATTGGCAACAACCCCAAAATATAATTATCAAACAGATTCTGGTTTTGATTTATGTTCAACCGAATCAGTATCAATACCTCCTCTTTCAAGGGCAATAATCGGGACGGGATTATCATTTAATTTACCCGATGGAACGGAACTTCAAATTAGAAGTCGTAGTGGATTAGCCGCAAAATACGGAATTATGGTTTTAAATTCACCCGGCACGATAGATTGTGGATACACAGGTGAAGTTAAAATTGTCCTATTTAACTCATCTCAAGAACCATTCCAAGTTGAGCGTGGAATGAGAATCGCTCAAGCGGTTTATGCCCATTGTATGAATGGAAAATGGGTTGAACTTGAGGAAATTGATGAGATTGAAAATAAAGACAGAAACGAAAACGGATTCGGAAGTACCGGAATATAAAAAAAATAAAATAAAATAAATAAAACAATGGAACATTTTTTTGAATCTATTAATGGATGGTCATCCATGAATGACCAAGGAAATCTTATTAAATTAATTATTAAAGAGATTGATAAACCCTTTTTAAATATTGCGGAAATTGGAGTATATATGGGTAGAGGGACATCAATTTGGAATGTTGAGCTAATTAATCATGGAATTGATTATGAATATTTGGCGATTGACCATTTTACCGGTTCTACTGAACATGATAATACTATTGATTACCATACTATTACTTTAGAGAATTTAAAACCGATTATTGATAAAATTAAAGTAATTAAAAATGATTCATTAAATGAATGTACAAAATACGATAATGAGTATTTTGATGTTGTTTACATCGACGCATCTCACGACTATGAAAGTGTTAAAGAAGATGTTTTAAATTGGTTACCAAAAGTTAAAAAAGGTGGAATTATCTGTGGTGATGACTACACGCCAGGGTGGCCAGGAGTTGTTAAAGCAGTAAATGAAATTTTTAATAATGAAGTGAATAAAGTTGGACATCAACAATGGTGGGTAAAAATATAATATTATGAGAATTGCGTTAGTATGTGTTGCAAAAAATGAAGATAGGTATATAGATGAATGGATTAAATATAATTTTAAATTAGGATTTAATGACATTTACATTTATCACAATGATTGGGAATTTGAATATGAACATCCTAATGTTCATTTAACTCCAATTAAAGGTAAAGGAATACAAAGATTTGCATATAATGATTGTTACCAAAAAATTAAATGGGTGTATGATTGGGTTGCGTTTTTTGATATTGATGAATTCTTAGTTTTACATAAACATGAAACAATTGGTGATTTTTTATCTGAATATAATCATCATCCTGCGGTTGGAATTAATTGGTTATTATTTGGGGATAATAATCTAAATGAGGTAAATGATTCTGACTATGGACTAATAGAAAGATTTACTCGTAGACAAAATTCAGTCAATCCTCATGTTAAATCTATAGTAAATACATCATACGCCCATAATCACATTGATGTACATACTCCAAATTCATCAGTATCGGACACTAATCATAAAGAATTTTCAGGTCCATATAACCATGAAGGTCCTATTGATGTTGCCCAATTAAATCATTATTTTTGTAAAACGATTGAAGAGTTTCGTGAAAAAGTTGATAGGGGTAGGGCGGACCATCACGCAATGATTAGAAAATTATCAGAATTTGATGACCATAATTTTAATGATGTTGAGGATTTTACCGCTCGTGACTTTATGTACGATAATAAATAATTTAAATTATGATAACAATAATATATTCAACACATAAAGATGAGAATTATAACAATAATTTTAAATCGCATTTAAAAAAGACAATTGGGGTAAAAGAATATGAAATCTTAGAATATACCAATCACAATCAATATTCTTTATCCGAACTTTATAATAAAGGAATTCATAAATCAAAATATAATATAATAGTTTGTTGTCATAATGATATTAGATTGGAAACTGGATGGGGTAAAAAACTAATAAAGGATTTTACCAAAAATCCTGAATTTGGCATAATTGGAAAAGCGGGTTCTTGTTATTTTCCGTCATCAGGTATCTACTGGGAAAGAATGAACCAAACAATGGTTGGCCAGGTTTATCATGAACCAAAAGGACAGAAAAAATGGTTAAATAAATACTCAAACAAATTCCCATTTTTAATACCTGTAGTAACGATTGACGGTTTATTTATTTCATTTGATAAAACAAAAATCAAACACACTTTTGATGAATCAATTGGTAGATTCCACTTTTACGACCATTTATTCTGTATCCCCAATCACTTAGAGGGTATTAAAATTGGGGTGACAACTTCATTTGAAATTACACACGAGTCTGTTGGTCAACCAAACCAAGAGTTTTATGAGAGTAAGGATAAATTTTTACAGAAATGGGGAGATAAGTTACCTTTAGATTTAAAACCTGAGTCAGTTCCGTTTGAAAAAACGAGTCCTAAGAAATTAAAAGGTAAGGATAAAGTTGCAATAATTATTCCAACAAAAGGTAATTTACAACTATTATTTGATTGTATTAATTCATTTTATTCTGAATGTGACTCATCTAATTTTACAATATTTGTTGCCGACACCGGCTCAACAGATGAGGAAAAAGAAGAATTAAAGAAATTTTTGTCACTTAAAGATAATGTTAAATTAATTGAGTACAATTATTACAATTTTGCAAAAATTAATAATGATGTTGTAAAAAATTATGTAACTGATGAGTTCAATTATTTATTATTTTGTAACAATGATGTTAAAATATTAAATGATGTCATTTATAAAATGGTTAATATTTTTAATTCAAACCATAACACCGGAACAGTTGGGGCTAGATTGTATTATGGTGATAACACATTGCAACATAATGGTATAGTAGTAATGGTATCTCAACCCGATAATAAATTAAGAGTATCTCATGATAATTTAGGAAGTTATTATAAATCTACAACAGGTGTTAAAAAATGTGTTGGAAGTACGGGAGCATTATTAATGATTAGAAAAAAAATATTTGAAAAAATATCAGGTTTTAATGAAAATTATAATGAATGTTTTGAAGACGTTGAGCTTAATATTGTTTGTGAATCAATTGGGTTGAAGAATGTTTTTGACGGTACATCGGTGGCATATCACTATGAATCCAAAACAAGAAATAAAAATAAAGACAAGATGGCCAACGAATACTCAGACTGGTTAACTCTTGAAAAAAAAATAAATGAGAATATTATTTTCTTATCGGATAATATTACATACACTATAATTAATGACAAGAAAAAAAACTACACCAAGTAAAGAGTCGTCTTTTGCGACTTCTGAGACTAATCCAAAAATCTCTAAAAAAGACCAAATACGGTCAATAGTTAAGAGAACTAAGAATAAATTTCTAACTGAAAGTCAGAAAGAATATTATGATAAATTATATAATAACCAAATCACAATTTGTTCAGGACCTGCGGGTGTTGGTAAAAGTTATATCGCAATGAAAGCTGCGGTTGATTTAATTCACGACAACGATAATTCATTTGAAAAGATTATTATTGTTAGACCAGCGGTTGAAGCTGAAGAGAAATTAGGTTCATTACCTGGTAATTTAGAGGAAAAATTAGACCCATATATTTTTCCATCATATTATCTCTTAAATAAGATTATTGGGAAAGAGGCAAGAGAAAAACTAAAACAAATTGAAGTTATTGAAGTTTTTGCATTAGCTTATATGAGAGGTATGAACATTGATAATTCAATCTTAATATTTGAGGAAGCGCAAAACTCATCTCCAAGTCAAATGAAACTTCTATTGACAAGAATTGGGTTTAATAGTAAATTTTTTATATCTGGAGATATTGAACAAACTGACAGATATAAAGATAAAAGACATTCAGGATTATTTGACGCAATTGAAAAATTTAGTGATGTTCCTGATATTGGAGTTCACAAATTTGGAGATGAAGACGTTGTTAGGAATCCTTTAATTTCTAAAATATTAAGAAAATACGACGCATGAGGATTGGTATTGAAATTAATGGTGTTCTTCGGGACACCATTGGTAAATTAGAACAAGTTTATCAAAAATATTTTATTGATAAATGGGAAGGGTTTGAGGAACACGAATTTAAATATGAAATGACCTTACCTGTTACAAGCTTGAATTTACGAGAGCATTTTACATTCAAAGATGACGAAGAATTTTTTTCATTTTTATATGAAGAAAACGCAATGGAGATATTTGGTCATGCCGGTTCTACAGAAACATTTACATTTAATGATTTCAATAATCTTTATTTGGATTTGAGGAACAATAATGACATTATCATTGTTTCTGATGAAATTGGTAAATCAAAACCAGCAACGTTATTTTTCCTTTCAAAATTCGGATGTTTAACTGAAGAAGTAAAATTTTATTCAAATTCTACAATAAATTCAATGTGGGATAGAATAGACGTTTTACTTACGGCAAATCCTGACTTATTATTAAATCATCCTGAAAATGTAAGGGTGATTAAATTCAACACAAAGTACAATGAAAATATTGAATATGTTGAGTCCATCAATTCCTTAAAAGAATTTTCAGATAAACTTAAAATTAAAGAATTAAATGATTAAAATTTTAAACGAAAACTATTACTTTGATTTGGACGCATTGGATGCTTATGTTCAAATGCCCAAAGTTAGTGCGGACACTGGTGAAAATCATATCAACATTGTAAAATACGAAATGATTAAATTGATGGTTGAGGTTGTGATGGACTCTCAGGAAGAAGTTGATGAGAAATTAGGTCCAAGAGCAGATGGAATGTCTATACCTTTTAAACTAGCATTTAACACACTATTAAATAAAAGCATAATTAACAAATACTAATATGGAAGAACAACAAATTAAAAAATTAGAAGAATCAATTTCACATCTTGAAAGTAAAACTGCAAGAATTTATGTTATGGTTCAAGACACTAAGGGAAACCCTAAAGCCTCAGTAAGATACATGTATCAATTCGCATTGGCTCTAAATAATTCAGGGTATAACGCAATTATTCTACACGAAAAGAATGACTATATTGGAGTCGGAGAATGGTTAGGTGAGAAATATATGGAAATCCCTCACAAATCAATTGAATCAAAAAATTTGGAGGTCTCTCCCGAAGATTTTATTATCATTCCTGAAATCTATTCATTTGTAATGGAACAAATTATTAACCTTCCTTGTGCCAAGATTGTAATGTGTCAAGCTTATGACCATATGCTTGAGACACTTAAGCCAGGTTCTTCTTGGCCACAATACGGATTTATTAAATGTATTACAACCTCCGAGTCTCAAAAAAATTATATCGGGCAAGTTATGAGAGGTTTATCATTTGATATTATTGAACCATTCATTTCAGATACCTTTAAAAATCCTAATGTCCCTCAAAAACCAATTGTATCTGTGGTTTCAAGAGACCAAAGAAAGGCGGTTAATTTTATTAAAGGATTCTATTTAAAATTCCCACAATACAGATGGGTAACTTTTAGAGACTTGAGAGGTGTGTCTGAAAAAATATTTGCAGAGCAACTTTCCGAATCATTTTTATCAGTATGGATTGATGAGACAAGCGGGTATGGAACATTCCCATTAGAATCAATGAAATCAGGAGTTTTGTGTTTGGGTATGAAGCCAAATCTTGTTCCAACATGGATGAATGAATCTAACGGTATTTGGATTGATAATGAAAATTTGGTGTTAGATTTTACTGCAGATTTACTACAGAATTGGTTGGAAGATAACATTAGTGAACAAATCTATACTGAAATGGAACAAACTGTTAATACATTACCAACTGAAGAGATGTTCAATGACAACGTAACTAAACTATTTGATGGTTATTTTGAAAGTAGAATAACAAGCTTTAAATCACAATTAAATAAACTACAAACTGAAGAAGAAAATCAACAATAATGGAAACAACTGAAATTAAAGATAAAATGGATTTAACCGTAATTTTACCAATTAAATCCTCAAGTGCTAAGCGTTTTGATGAATTATTCCACGCAGCAATTACCTCATTACACACTCAAACAGTTTCGTTTGAAGAATTGATTATTGTTCAAACTGATGAGACACAATTAACTGAATTTTTAGATTCTTATGATTTTTCAGGGATAAATGTAACTCGTTTAGTTTGGAAGAATGAACCTAATTTTGGTAGTCAAGTTAACTTTGGTGTTGAAAACACCAAAACAAAATGGGTGTCAATTTTAGAATTTGATGATGAATATTCTAAAATTTGGTTTAAAAACGCTAAAAAATATTCTGAATCCTATAAAGATGTTGATGCATTTTTATCAATAGTTGTAGATGTTGATGATAAGGGAGTATTTGCCGGATTCACTAATGAAGCAACTTTTGCGGCTAACTTTTCACAAGAAATTGGAATTCTTTCAAACGAGACTCTTCATGAGTATCAAAATTTCCAAACATCAGGAATGGTTTTCAAAAAATCATTATTTGAAAAATTTGGAGGTTTTAAAAGTACGTTGAAATTAACTTTTGTTTATGAACTTTTATTAAGATTAACATACAACTCTGTTCGTATTATGACAATTCCAAAAATTGGGTATAAACATTTGAACATGAGAGAGGGGTCAATTTTTTGGCACCATAAATTCGGAACTGATAGATTGTCTGAAAATGAAGTTAAGTTTTGGATTCAAACCGCAAAACAAGAATATTTCTTTAAAGAAGAAAGAGTGATAAATGAAGAAATCAATGGATAATGGTTGTCAATCCAACCGATACTTCAAATATTAATGAAACGACCGCTCAAAACAAAAAAAGTAGAAAATCAAAAACTGAAAACTACTTTGATGTTAGGGAAGAAAATGCGGTAAGAATGTATCTTGTGACTGATTGTGAATATGAAAAAAACAAAATTTACAATGAGTTTTTACGGGGTCCATTAGATAAGATGATATCTTCAATAATTAGAAGATATAAATTATATAGAAAAGATATGGACTTTATTGAAATCCATGCTGACACCCATTCTTTTCTGATGACAAAAATTGATAAGTTTAGGCCTTCTGAAAATAAGAAGGCTTATTCTTATTTTGGGACAATTTGTAAAAATTATTTGATGGGTCAAATAATTAAGGACCAAAAAGAGACAAATCGTAAAATATCCTATGAAGATATCTCTTCAGATTTAGAAGAAAGTTATTCATTCTCTTATAGAATTGATGAGGATATTGTTGAAACGGATTATATTATAAATAAATTTATCTCAAGATTGAGAGAATATATTGAGGAAGAAAATTTAAACGATACTGAATTAAAACTGGGTATGTCTCTTCTTGAACTATTTGAAAATCATGACGAAATTTTTTCATCGGCGGATAATAATAAATTCAATAAGAATATCATTTTATTATCTCTAAGGGAGATGACAAATTTATCTACAAAAGAGATAAGGATTTCTTTAAAAAAATACAAAAAACTTTATTTGAGTATTCTTAGTGAAATTCATAAATAAGTTAATAGGTATTTATAGATTATGAGTAGACCGAAAAAAAAAGAGATTAATTTAACTAAAGATTCCATGCTCTCCTTGATGCAGGAAATCTACAACGAACTTGTAGAACAAAGAAATACCGCAATTAGAATTCAGAATAAAATGCTTTCAATGATGAAAGAGTCTGAAGACATGACAGTATTAGGACCTGTAATTAAAGAACAACAAAAAATTATAAATGATTGTGTTGAAAAAAAACTACAACTTTCAAAACTACAATCAACTATGTGGGAAAAAACTCAAAACTCTGATGTTGAATTAACTTTAAATGATTTAGATGACACATTAATTAACTCTCTGATAGATAGGGAAATTGAAGAAAATAAAAATTACAAACTTAACAAGTAATGCCTTTACCCCAAGAACAAATTGATAATGTTAATGGTAAAATATCTTCTTTAAAAGGTTATAAGGAGGTTAAATCAGGTATTAATGACCTGAAGAAAAAGGGTAGTTCTTTTCAGAGTGATGCTAAAGATAAGGTTAAGGGGGCCAGTTCAGCGGCTAAAGACTCTATAAAACAATTTCAGCAACAGGCACAATCTCAATTAGAACAAATTCTTCAACTTATAACTATTAATACCGGTCAAAGTTCGTCAACTACCAACGCTTTAAAAGACATATTCAATAAAGTTGTAATTGCAACATATAGAAGAATTCCTGAAATTTTGTTTGAGGAAGCTATTAATGCTGTCGGTTGTTCTCAACAACAAGAATATCAAACTCAAACATTATACATTAGAGTTCAGAGTATTGATTTACAAAAAATGTTACTAATTGACCCTGAAGAAACTGTGGGTATAAGTGCGTATGAGAGAGAAAATACTGAGGTAGGAGTTTATCCATTCTCAATGAATAGAGAATTATATAATCTTTTACAAAATGAGGGAGTCCCACTTGAATCATATTTAGGATTTTCAGGTCAAGATTTATTTGATATTGAATATGTCACAACTGATAACAATGGTAATTTTGGAGATTTTTACAAAGTAACATTAAAAAATAGATTGTTTAATGGAGCTCAGGGACCAAACAGAGTCGGGGATTTCTTAATTGACTATTATAAATCAATTAAGATATTTGAAATTTCAAATGTTTATATGCAAGTTATGGAACAGTTAACCAACTGTTTATCAATTGATTTAAAATTAGGTTCAGCTCAAATTGGTACTAATTCAAAATTCATGTTAATATTACAAAGAATTCTTGGACTATGTTTTGACAACACCAATGAAATTGATGTTGGGGGGACCTCCAAGGTTTCTCCGAGTGACGCAATAGATGATTCATTTTTTTCATTTAATGAAGTTGATTTAAGACAAATAGACCAAAGAATTAGTAATGTGATTGAAGGTATAGTTGAATTTGAATCTTGTGAAGGAGTTAAGTTACCGGTTGACACTGAGATGATTTTTAATCAACTAAATACAATGAGTCAGACAGATGATATAAACGAACAATTAGAAATTGCCAATTCATTAACTGATGACCTCATTGATTCTTGGAAATTTGCATTAAATGTTCCGACACTAGAAGCATTTAATATTAGTTTAAATTTAGATTTTATTAAGACATTACCGAAAGCGGTTTGTATGGCAATTTTATCTCCAAAAGTTCTTTTACCAATTATGATAATGCTTAAAGCTCTTCAGGAAGAATTAGAGGCGGTTGATTTAGAGGACTTTGCAAAAAAATTCAAAAAGTTTATCATTAACTTCATGTCAAAATTAGGAGCGTTATTTGTTGAAGAATTAATGAAGGTATTGAAAAAGGAGTTGAGGAAGCTTATTGCGTCTATAATCTCTGACATAAACGATGAGAGAGTCAATAAAGCGTATTTAGTTATAACCTCATTGATTGAGATTTTACAGGCGGTGATTAGTTTAATTAGAGATTATAGAAGTTGTAAATCTATAATTGATGAGATATTCACTCTATTAAAAATTGCCGGTAATTTAACCGCAAATCAATTACCATTCCCATTAGTGTTTGGTGCAGAATTAAGAAGTGGAACATCGGCAATTAGGTCATTTACAAATACGATTGAGAATCTTCAACAATTAGGAATACCAACAGGGGCTATGCCTGACGGCTCTCCGAATATGGGGATGATATCAATGTTACAACAATTAAAGGGTGCGGAAAAAGAATCTGCGCAAAATTCTAAACTATCTGTTGGGGTTAAGCCGGCAGTTGTTTTACCTTCGGGTCAAACAATACCTGGACAATCTTTTGGAGTATCTGAATAAAATTATGGCAACAGAATTAAGACAAAAAATATTAGAGGTTTCTCAAAATCTATCAGAAAGTACAAATAAAGATTTGATAGGATGTATGGAGTTGTTGAAGCAAGATTTTGAACAAACAAAAAGTAACATCATTCACTTGACAAAACATTTGGAAGGTGTAGAATTTGTTTATAATAAAATTTTAAAAGAATACGAAAGTCGCATAAATGGAAAATAATAAAATAATATTTCCTGGTAAGGTTATTAGTAATCAAGACCCATTATTAATAGATAGATTAAGGGTACAAGATAAAACTAAAACTTATGATGCAATATTAAAATTAGTAGACGCTCAGTATTTAAATGCTGAGAAAACTGATTTAAAACCAGAATATAAATGGAAAAAAGGGGTTGACCCATTTTTATTCCAATCTCTTTTACCTATTGGGGGAAGAACTCCTGCTGAAAAAGAATACGTTAACATCATTTACATGAATAAAGATGTTAATTTCCAAGACCAATATTATATACAACCTCCACCCGCACAAATACAACATATAGGACTTGAGGAATATGAAGACATGATTGGTCAAACAGGTCAAGGGGATAATAACAAACCATCTGATGATTTAAAAAGTCCTGATGGTAAGACAAAACCTGAATGTGAAGGGATATTCCCTGAACCTCAAGATACTTCATTATTGGGTCGTGGTTCTTCTGATATTATAATTAAAGATAGGATTGAGAAAAATGAATCACATATACTAATTAGAAGCGGTAAATGTGAAATTTTAGAGTCAAATAAGGTCCCTGTTCCGTACGATGGAAGGTCGTTTATACAACTATCTGATTTCCCAAGTACGGTTAATGCCCCTGATTTATATTCATACATTTCATTGAGTGAAGATGAACAATCAATTCGTTATCTAATTGAGTATAACGTTCTAAACTTGGAGAACCAATTTGATAAATTCATTTTCACATTAACTATTTATGAGTTATCTCCAAAATCAATTTTTACAACAAAACAATTTAATGAGAATACTCAACTAGGTTCAGACGCTAAGTTATTTAAGAGTTACACTTTCTATAACAAAAGTAAAAATGATATAGTCAAAATAACTAATAAATTATTATCAGGATTTAATAAAGGTAATTGGGATTTACCTGACTTTCCAAGAGAGACAATTACAAACCAATTCCCTTTTGCGTTTAGAGCAAACCCATTAACTTTCAATGCGTTTAGTGACCCAACCACACCTGAATTTGCAAATTTAAATTTAATTTATCTTAGAATTAAAGTTAGACCCGCAAGTATTCTTGTTGGTTTTGGGGTAATACCAAATTCAAATGAAGAGGGACAGCCAACAAAATCTACAAATCAGACATCTGAAATAAGTTTACCATCAGCCGGAAGAACCACATATAATGTTCAAGCTGCTGACACACTATTTTTGTTATCTCACAAAACATCAATTAACGATAAGGGGGTTATTGATTTTTCAAACTCAATTTATGGGTTAGACCAAAACAGAATAATGACAGACATCTATCCTAAAACAGAACCAATGGTTAGAGGAGAACAACTTATGAAATTAATTGATTTAATTGTGAAATTTATGATTTCCCATGTTCATCCATTTCATGGAGTACAACCAGTTCCTGTTGCAAGTGATGGAACTTCAGTTGCAAGTATTCTAACCGAACTACAATCCGCTCCAATTAATATTCTAAATCAAAATATCCGAATTAATTGATATTTATCTTAAAAAAGGTAATGTCAATTCATAGGTCATATTTTTCCAAAAACAATACAATTGTTTCTGATTCTTTAATCAATACAGGTAGAAACCCTGTTGTTGATTTATTTTTCGGTTCCTCAAATGGGACAGTTTCAACACCAGGATTTACCAGATTTATCTTTGATTTGGATTTAGATTCACTTAAAGAAAAATATAATAATGGGTCGTTAGGTAACAATTGTTGTAATTTATTAACTAATAATTCAGTTGTTACAACAACAACTACAATATGCGTTAATAATATAAAACACAATTTAGTGATGTATAACACTATAAAATTTGACGAATCTTTGTTGAATACTTATAACTCTGATGAGAGATTAAGAGCGACATCATTTGATTTAATATTATTTAGAATTCCTTTAGACCCTGAAGGATATCCTCAAAATTGGGATGAAGGTGTTGGATACGATTATTACAATACAAATAAGACATTAATATCTGACAACGGAAATTCTGAAATGTTCCAATCATATGAAGATAAAGCAATTTCAGATAGACCTTCAAATTGGTTTCAAACAACAACTATTGATTTTTGGTCAAATCATGGAATTTACGATAATAAAAATTCAGGGACTACGAACTACAACCAACTACATATTGTTGATACCCAACATTTTGATTTTGGTAATGAGGATATTAACTTTGACATGACTTCAGAAATTAATGGAATACTTAATGGTACAATTACAGGTGTTACAGGTTGGGGAATTGCATATGTACCCGCTTTTGAAAATATTACTGGGTTAACATCAAATTATTCTGTATCATTCTTCTCACGATATACTCAAACATTTTATGAACCATTTTTAATGTCATCATATGATGATGTAGTTTTAGATGATAGAAATTTATTTGTAGAATTTCAAAATAATAAATTATTCTTGTATGTTAATATTGGAGGTAAACCTCAAAATTTAGATGTAACACCAAGTGTGTCAATTTATGATACGAATGGAGACGCCGTATCAGGAATGACAGGATTAACCACATGTCAAAGAGCTTTAGGGGTATATGAAGTTGATTTACCCGAATTTGTAGGTTTCATAACTCCATGTACTTTTTCAGATACTTGGTCTAATCTAAAATTCAATGGAATAACTTTACCAAATGTTGAGAATGAATTTATTTTACAACCTTTCTCAAAGAAATTTCAAATTGGTACTCAGAGTTTTGACCCTCAAATATATGGGTTTGATTTTTACGGAATTAAACAAGATGAGAAAATCCTAAATACTGACGTTAGAAAGGTTGGTGTCGTAATTAAAAAGGCATATACATCAAATGCATTATTACCTTACGTTAACGCTGAATATAGAATATATGTGAGAGAAGGTAATATTGAAGTACAAGTTCAAGATTGGACCCCTATTAATAGGACACCCAATGAATATTACTTCATATTTGACACTAGAGATAAAATACCAAATGAATATTTTATTGATTTAAAAGTGGAAACAAGTGGTCAGGTAGATACTTATAAAAGACAAATTAAATTTCAAATAGTTAGTAAAAAATGAGAAAGGTAAGATTAACGGAATCTGAATTGATTAAATTTATAACTCAGATTATAAAAGAATCATCACATGAGTTCCAAAATTATGAGGATACAATTTTAGATAAAATATCATCTGAAGGAATTGAATCATTATCAGATATTGAAAAAAGAATTTTACAAAGTGTTAGTAGTGAGGATTTTGATACAAAACCAATAATGTTAATGTTAGCTAAAAAAATTGCAAAACAAGAATCATTAACTGATATTGAACAAATGTTCTATGATGAATATTCTGAGGAACCTGAAGAGGATGGTAGAACTGCGGATTATGAAAGACAATTAGACCCAGGTGTTATTTACGATGCTGGAGATGATGAGGTTCCTCCTTCTGATGATAGAGACAATAGATTTTCATTTGAAGACCCGAAAGGTGAAATACCAACAATGACGTTTGATGCGATGAAAATATATACAACCGACAAATACATAGTATTTCAAGGTCCTCTTGAGATTGAATATACAACATATTATGGTAAGATATACACTGATTTAGACGGGAAATACTTAGGTTATAGATTTAAAAGTGAGTCAGGAACAAAACCTGATGAGGACTATGAATCAGATATTATAGAAGTTTTCTTAAAACTAGCATCTGAACAATTAAACCAAGACAATGAACAAGATGAATATTAAACAACTATTAAGAAAAGAATTACTAAAAGAGTCTGAAGGTGAAAGATATATGTTCTTTAGTAATTTAGAACAAATGAGAAGACAATGTGATTTATTGTTAGATTTAGACCATAACCAAGTTGAGGAGATTCTTAAAAACGGTCACGATTGGGCGCAAGACCATATTGCTGAAGCGAAAAACAATATGGACCAAGTGTTTGATTTTTTAATGAATGAAACAAAAAGCACTCATAAGATGCAAGATGAGGTTAGATACCCAACTGAACCTGAGACAATGATGGAAGGTCGTAAAAAAGCGGGAACAAAGTTATGTGCTCGTGGTAAATCTGCAGCGAAGTCAAAATTCAAAGTATACCCTTCAGCATATGCGAATGGATATGCGGTTCAAGTGTGTAAAGGTAGAATGCCAGGGCTTGACGGAAAGAAAAAATGTTCGTCACCATATTGTTAATTCAATAATTTTACCATATCTTTGTTGAATATTCATCAATGATATGAGCCCAATAAAAAGAACTTATTTTAAAGTAAGAATTTTACTTAGAAATTTCCTATCCCCAAAACAAGTTGAGATAGAACAAAAAAAATACGCAGGAATGTGTATCGCAATTGCCAAGAAATTAATCTGTAAGGAAGATTCTCTATTAGTTTTTACGCCAATAACTCAAAAATATTATATTCATAATGATGAATTAAGTATTTTTATGGTGATAGATAATGGTGTATTATCAGTAACGAATCATTCGTACTCTTATGAAATCAAACTTACATCTAAAAGTGAAAGGATGTTGACAAATCGGTTTGAGAGGGAATTAGAGGTTAGAGCCGATAAAATGGACATACTTATCCTAAATCAAATTAAAGACTCTTTAATCAACGCCTATACAAAGATAGGGGATATGTAATTACTTCTTCTTCTTTGGTTTATATGAAACCATTTTTGGTTTATTTCCAGTGCCTGTTTTAGGATTTGTTTTTTCAGCTCTCCTTTTTTGAGCACATGCAGACTTTTTTTGAGCGTCGGTCATTTTTGAAGCGACTCCCGCAGCTCTACATTTTGGATACGCCTTATCACTAGCTTCAGGTCTTCCACACGGTGGGTGTCCCCCACCTTCCTTTTTTTTACAAATATTAACCCAAGGACCCTTTGGTTGACTACTACCCTTTGGTTTCTTTTTTGTTCCAAACCAAACTCCTAAGTCTTCGTTGATAGTGTGAACATCATGTGTTTCAATATTGTATCCCGAATCTTTGTGTTTTTCCCACATTCCAACTTTCCTTTTAATATTGTCTTTTAAAGTTTTTTGTAAATTTAATTTATTTGTAGGTATTTTTGAAAATTCAGTAAATGGTCCTCTTTCTTGTTTTCTCCATTTTTTTAATCCAAGTTCAATTGGTCCAGTGTACGGTCCTGATGACACAAACGAATTAGTTGCTTCACGTAAAACTTGTAAAATTTTATTTTTTAGTAAGTCCATGTCTTCTTTTAAACTATAATCATTATTTAAAACACCTCCATCCTCATCATTTTGTTCAGGATGTTTTTTACTATTTAAAGATATTTTTCTTGTCTTTTTTTCTAATTTGTTAACTATTTTTTTGGGTTCGTCCATTTCACCGTCGTAACTATCATAGGCCAACAAAGCATTATTATACTTAGACACAGGTTCAGTAAATGGGGTAATATTGTCATTGTCAAACATTCTTGTTCCCGGTTGTAGGGGAATTTGATATTTCCCAACTGAGGAATTTGTTGACGTTGCCTCATTTATTTTATTTTTTTTGTAATTCATAAAATTTACCCTATATTTGTATAAATATTTCAGAGTATGGAAAACACACCCCCAAAACAACCTATAGGTTCATTATTTGATTCAATTGATTATTACAATCTAAATGATTTAGAACTATTCATATCTAATATTAATAATGACCAAGCAACGTATTGTCTAATACAATCCGTTCATAAAGGGTTTCAAAAAGGAATCTTTACAATGCAGGAAATTGAAGTGTTATCAAAAAGTATCAGAGTTTTAACAACTAAACCAAATAATAATGAAGATAAGTAATGTTTTATTTTTAATCTTATTGTCCGTATACTCATTTGGACAAAAAAATTTAGATGTATTATATTCTAACATTTATAATACAAATTCTTCAAATTCATTATTACCCAAATACCCAAGTAATGATTTAAATAGGAGTCAAAGACAAAGAAATATATCAAAAGTTAATCTTGACTCTATTGATAGGGAGTTTAACAAATGTATTAATGAGTTTAGAAAAAATTATGGATTAAAAAGTCTAATATATGATGAGAATTTAACAAAAATCGCATTTGTTCAATTATGTCATATTAGTAGAACGGGAAATGTCACTCATTATAATCCTGATTTTGGGGTAGCTCCGTTAGATAGAGCAAAATTTGTAGGCCATACCAATTTTTATTGGATTGCTGAAGTTTGTTTAATGGACCAACGATATATGATGGAATACCCTAATTATAATTCAGTTAATTTAGAATATACAAGAACAATATTTGATTTATATTGGTCTTCCATTCATCATAGGGAAATCTTACAAGACCCAAAATATAAAAAGTATGGATTTTGTAATTATTACGATATTAATACTAAGAAATTTTATAATGTAACTATTGTTACCGATTAAAAATAAAAAAGGTCAGATTTCTCTGACCTTTTTATATTTGGTTTAAGATAGATTATCTTAATTCTCTCAAGTCAAATGTACGAACACCGTCAACTTGGATACGTCCGTAGAAACGGTTGTTAACCATTTTCTTAGCGTAACGTGTCATGATACCCTTGATAGGTGTAAAGTTGAATGGGTTATACATAGTTGGAGTTAATTGAAGTGGTACGTATGGAGCGTAGATGTAACCAGTATCCAACAAAGATGTTCCTTTGTGACCAATCAACACAGTGTTTGGTGGGAAGTATGGGTCACGGTATACTTGGTAACGACCACTTAAAGTACCAACTCTTTCAATACCCATGTTGTATTGGTCTTGCTCAGGAGCTGCGTTTGATACGTGGAAGTATTCCAAGTCATCAAAAATTGCACTGATTTCAGAAGATACAACAATCCAGTTAGCTCCACCTCTTAAAGTAGACTTGTGGATTTGAGCTGAAATTTGGTTGATAGCAGTAATCAACGTTTGGTTCCAATCCTTTTGAGTATATGGAACTGCGTTGTTACCCAGTCTCTTCCATCCGTTGTAATCCCAACGTAATGTCCAAGCGGCACCTTTACGTAAGTCACGTAAGATTTCACGGTCAATCTCTGCAGCTACTTGCTCAGAAAGTAATGCTGTCAATTCAGCTTCTGCGTCAATGTTGTGGAACGCTGCCACGTCTTGAGCCATTTCTGGAGACCATTGTGCTCTTAATTTTCTTTCAGTTACAGAAACTGTTACAGATTCCAAATCAAAAGAAACTTCACCAATTTTGTCTTCAAACTCTAACTCTTCGTATCTACGGTAAACAGCTGTAAATGCTTCGTTCGCACCTGTTAATGTCTCCCAAGCAACTTCCATTCCTTGATATCCATCTAATGTATCCGCAGAACAAGTCAAACATACTGGACATTGTAAATCAACTTCAAGATAAATACATCCATTACCTGAACAAATATCCCAGAATTTACCACCTGAACCTGTTGTTGGGAACGTAGTTGAATTCCAAGAACCGTATTGAACCATTCCTTTACCATATTGTTGTGTAACAACACGGAAAGGAACAACTGATGAACCATTTAAACAAGATGCCGTCCAAGATTCAGCATCAGTAACGTCAGATGTTGGAACAATTCTCAAGTCAGATAAGAAAGTTTCAGTATCCATTTCGTTACCGTCAGGACCGATTAATTTACCGTCTCCAACATTAGTGAACCCACAAACTTGAATTAACGCCTTTCTGATTGTTGTACCATTATATGCCGCAGTTGCAGTTGCCCCTGTAGCTAATGTTCCGTTTGACCAAGCAACTAAGGTAGCGTTTGCAGTAACTGCTGACCACTGACCTTTTGAATAGTCAAATAAACCAGCTGGGTCTAAACTAGGTTCGTTACCTTCGTAGAACAAATCATAAAGGTTCTTAGCGTAGTAATTAGTACCTGCTGTTCCACCACCTTGAGGATATCCATTATCAGGATTTTGTGGGTTCTCATAGTTACCTGGAGAACCTACTGGAGCCCAATGCTCTCCTGAACGAGTTGCAGTTGCTCCACTGTAACCTTGGATACGTGGTACGAAGTAGAACAATTTACCAATTGGTAAGTTCATAGCTTGTACAGATACGATATCGTTAGCTAACAATTTAGAGAATACACGTCTTACGATAGGGAATACAACAGTTTCAAAAGAACCTGATGAATCTGTAGACGATGCTTCGTTAATCAAATGTGACGCTTGGTTTTCATACAATTGTGCAACATTTTCTTTTAGGTGGCCTTTAAGACCTTCTAGGAACCCTAATTTGTCCCATTTGTTAATAGTATCTTCTTTGATAACTTTAAGGTGCTTAAGACCGATGTTACCAACAAGACCTGATTCTAATAATGCTCCCATTTTTTTTGGTTTTTATTATTTTATTGTTTATTTTATTAATTTGTTCATGATATCCTTCATTCTCATGAATTGAGGATTCTCATAAGTTTTTGACTCAATCAAATTAACCGCTCCTGTAGTTGGAGTTCTATTGATTCTAACTTCAACAGATTCTTTCACAACTTGAGATTCGTTTTTATTTGAAAGTTCATCTTTTATTACTTTATACAAAGTTTTGGATTCTTTGATAGTTTCAGCTCCGTCAAAACGTCTCAAAATGTTAATTTTTTCTTGCTTAGTAGTTGAATGTTCAGTGAACAATCTTGTGGCGTAAGCCAAGTTTGAGTTGAATACCGCAACTTCGTTAAGTTTGTCTCTGAACACGTTCAAAGCTTTACGATACTCTTCATTTTTAGTTTTTAACATTTCTAACTCAGAATTAACTGATTCAATTGCTAAATGACGTGGCGCAGTTCTTGGTTTATCTAAACCATTTCTACCCCATTTCTTACCATTACCTAATGTTCTAGCAGCTTCTTTAGTTTCTTCCTTCTTCGCCTTAGCGGGTGCTGGTTCATTCTCCTTGTTAGGATTTCTCATAGGATTACCAGGTTTTTTCTCAGTTTCAGTACCAGGCTTAACTTTTGGTTTTGCCGGAGCTGTCTTAGTTTCACCTTCTTTAAATTCAAATTTTGGACCTTTTCCCATTCCAACTCCACGAGTTCCTTGTTTCTTGTCTTC